GGAAGAAATTGGTATATTTATCATAGATCTTTAGGTAAAAGTACTTTTTTAAGCTTAGATCAAACGATAGCATCTTTTTCTAATACCTTCATGTTGAACAACACAGACCCTACCTCTACTGAATTTACTCTTGGAGAGGCAACTAATACAAACGCTAATGGTGCAACCTACGTAGCCTACTTATTCGCACACCATAATAATGACGGTGAGTTTGGCCCTAATCAAGATCAAGATATAATTAAGTGTGGGAGTTTTACTACTGATGCAAATGAAGACGCTACTATTGACTTAGGGTTTGAGCCACAATTTGTAATGTTTAAAAGAACAGATAGTTCAAGTGGCGGTGATTGGAATGTATATGACGCAATGCGTGGGATGCAAGGTGACTTTCTTAGCCAAGCTGCGTTGTTAGAGTGGAATACAAGCGATGCTGAAGATAATACAACTAACAGAATTGCGGTAACACCAACAGGTTTTAAGATAGACAATTATGGCGCAAATCGTTCCTACATCTACATGGCAATACGCAGAGGCCCACTTGCGCAGCCTACCAGTGCGACTAATGTGTTTGCTATTGATAACGCAGGTGGAGGCCCACCTACTTTTACTTCTGGTTTTCCTGTTGATATGAGTATTTATAAAAACGTTGGTTCTTCAGGTGATTGGAATCTGTTTGATAGGCTTCGTGGAGATTCTAAAGAGTTAAACACAAACTCTACTAACGCAGAAAGCAGTAATGCAGGTACATACTATAACCAAGATTTAATGACAGGTATTGGAACAAATACTGGTACTGCTACTGATGCTTACCAATGGATGTGGAAACGTGCACCTAGTTATTTTGACGTGGTTGCTTATACAGGAACAGGAAGCGCAAGGACGCTGAACCATAATCTTGGTGTTGCACCCGAAATGATTTGGCTTAAGCAAAGAAATACAAGTCAATCGTGGGACGTTTATCATGCAGGAATAGACGCATCAGCTCCACAAGATTATTACGTGCAACTTGATACTACAGGCGCTAGATCAAACAATTCTAACAGGTGGAATGATACTGCGCCTACTTCAAGTGTGTTTACGGTAGGCACAGCAGCTTCTGTAAATGGGTCTGGTGATACCTACATAGCTTACCTTTTCGCTACCGTGGCAGGTGTATCCAAGGTGGGAAGCTATACTGCTGATGGTAATGCGCAGAACATTGACTGTGGGTTTGGCAGCGGTGCTAAATTTGTACTTATTAAACGCTCTGATAGCACTGGAAATTGGTTTATTTTAGACACAGCGCGTGGAATTGTAGCAGGGAACGATCCTCTGTTAGAACTTAACTCTACTAGCGCACAAGATAGTGGCTACGACAACATGGACCCCTACAATGCAGGTTTTACTATTACTGCATATGGTGGGACATCACCGTATCTTAACATTAGCGGAGCCACCTACATCTTCTACGCAATCGCAACATAAAGGAGTTTAGTCATGGGACTAATAAGAATAAGAGAAACAGGCGAGGTGGTGACGGAAATAACTTTCCGCACCATGCACAAGAAAACTCGACCTGTTTTAGAGTCAACGCTTACAGCGGAGCGTCTGGATGGACTTGGTGCAGATCCTGTGATGGAAAGTGCTCAAGCCTCAGTAACACCACCATACGAATTTAGTTTTCGCTCTGGTGTGGAGCAAGATTCTAACGGCAACTGGATGACAGTCAACTCTGTTGGGCCAGTGTTTACTGAGTATACGGACGATGATGGTAAAGTACAAACGGTTGACGCACAGACCACAGCTTATCGTGCCAATGTTGATGCCAAAGCAGCCGAAAGCGCAAGAAACACTAGAACAGCATTTCTTGATGAATCTGATTGGACTCAAATGGCTGATACTGCTTTGAGCACAGAAAAGAAAGCTGAGTGGGCAACGTACCGTCAAGCATTGAGAGACTTGCCAACTGCATCAGGATGGCCTCATACTCACACCATGCCAACGAAGCCGTCATAATGCCTAAAGATACAACACAAGAAGTAGCACTTACTACACCTGACATAAACATTCAGCTTCCACAAGCGAAGCCTGAGTACAAATCTATGTTGGCAAATATACAGGAAAAAGCGCCTGCAATCGCACAGGCATCTAGTAACTTCTATAAGTCACATTCCCAGATGATGAGCGTAACGCTCGATGTCACGGCTATTACTCCTATCCGCTCTATCAAGCATAGCTTGGCTGAGATTGAAAAGACTAAGGCAGCCTTGCAAGAAGGCTACTTCAAGATGAAGAAAGAAGAAGTAAAGCTCAAAAAGCTAGAGCGTAAGCTTAAGACTGAGACAGATGATCTTGAGCGTGAGATGCTTGAAGTAAAGATAAATGAAAAGCAAGCACAAGCGGCAAGCTCTCGTGGCTATGTAGAAGGTGCGGTAAGAAAGCTAAACTTCTTTACTAATCAGTATGACAACCTGATGAAGAAGATCGGTAAGGACGAGCTTACTGAAGAAGACTACGAGTTAGAAGAAGTTAAGTATCACATTATGACCTGCATGAAGCAAGCATTAAACGCAGCTAGAAGTCGTAACGGTCAAATAGATGAGGGCAATCTTATCTACATCTTTGATCTAGGCATTAATGCAGCGCAAGCACAGGCAGAGGTGTTTTCGTATTTAAATTGGGAAAACGAGATTATCAAACAAGGCAAAGCACCAGAGCATCACCACACAGTGCAGTGGTTAGAGGCGTGTGCAGAAAAGTGGGCGCACTGCCCAACAGACTTTGCAAACAGTCGTGGTTTTGATATCATGGACAGGACATCTTTGACCAATACTCCACAGCTAGAGGATAAGACAGATGGCGCATAAAGTAGTAAAGTATAGACTTGAGGCAGATGGCACAATACCAACATGGTTAAAGTTTGGTGTAACGCAGTTAACAGGTGGTATGTATCCAGTGGCCGATAGTGGCACCGCTAGTCCACAAGATTGGATTATGATTGGTATATCAGACGATGGTGCAGATATATCTGGGGCAGTTGAAGAGGTTACATCTAAAGAGAATCTACAAACATATTTAACTGCACAAGCTTCAGCGGGTGGTTGGAAAGATTTAGACGCAGAAGGCAACGAAGTTTCTTTTGATGCTGCTGCACATGCTCAACGTGTTTGGGATGATTTGACCGCACTTAACTCATAGGATGCTAGATGCCACTAACCAAACTTCAGTTTCGCCCAGGTGTCAATCGAGAAACTACCTCTTACACTAATGAAGGCGGTTGGTTTGACGTAGATAAAGTGCGTTTTCGCTTTGGCATGCCTGAGAAGATTGGTGGGTGGGAGAAGTTTACACCTGCATCGTATTTAGGGACAGCAAGGGCTATGCACCCTTGGGTGGGTTTAGATAATAGCCGACTTATTGGCATTGGCACATCCCTTAAATACTATATCAATCAGGACAGTGGTTCTTTCAGTGATATTACTCCTATTCGCCTTTCGAATGATCTCAACAACTCGATTTCGATAGGTGTAGTCGGAGTTTCTGCTTCCACAGGTGTTGGTGAAATAACTAAAAATGACAATGTTGCAACTAACACAGGTGTTAGTGGGTCAGGAGTTGTAGGTTCTGTTATAGTAATAGGCAGCACAAACACAGTTACAAATGAAATAATTGGTCTGTCTGCACCCGGTCTTACGGCATCCGTTGGAGAAGTAACTGTTGCAGGAAATCTTGATGAATCTGTTAGTGTAACCGGAGTTTCTGGTACTACGTCGGTTGGATCAGTAGGTACTTCAAGTCAAAACGTAACGGTATTTGACGATCTTTCTTTCTCAGCGACAAACGGTTCCTCTACAATTACTGTAACTGTAAATACAGAACACGGCGCAACAACAGGATCTTTTGTAACGTTTTCTGGTGTTAATAGTTTAGGGGGTAACATAACCGCAGATGTAATTAATCAAGAATATGAAATAGCATCGGTTCCTTCTTCACTTACTTTTACATTTGTTGCTCGACAAGCGAATACATCAATACAATCCATTACCGTAAATGGTCAGCTTGTGCCGACACCAGTAGTTGCAAACAGTTCAGACGTAGGTGATGGAGGCTTAACCAGTGTAGCTAGGTATCAACTTAACGCCGGATTAGATTCAGTAGTATACGGAACTGGATGGGGTGCAGGAACTTGGGGGCGTGGGACATGGGGTAGTGCCTCAAGCACTAGCATAGAAACAGATACACTACGGATTTGGACTCACGATAACTTTGGTGAAGACCTTCTTATTAATGTGCGTAATGGTGGCATATATTACTGGGACAAAACAAGTGGTTTCACTTCAAGAGCGGTGTCTTTAGATTCTTTGACAGGGTCTACGAGCGCACCAACCATAGCAAAACAGATATTGGTATCAGACCGGGACCGACATATCATAGCGTTTGGTTGTGATACAGAGGCTAATCCGGGTGTCCAAGACCCGTTGGCTATACGATTCTCGTCCCAAGAATCTTTAACCGACTGGGCATCCACAGCGACCAATACAGCAGGCGAGTTGCGTCTCGGTTCTGGTTCAGAGATTGTTTCGGCTGTAGAAACAAGGCAGCAGATTTTGGTGTACACCGATGAATCTTTGTATGCCATGCAGTTTTTAGGACCACCATTTACCTTTGGCGTAAATCTTGTGTCTGAGAATATTACAACAATGGGGCCGTTAGCTGCCATAGCTGTTGAAGATAATGTGTTTTGGATGGGACTCAAAGAGTTCTATGTGTATGGTGGTACGGTACAAAGACTTCCATGTTCAGTAAGAGATTTTGTATTTGATGATTTTAATCTGGAACAAAGAGAAAAGGTTGTAGCTGCTACTAATACTGCGTTTTCCGAAGTTTGGTGGTTTTATCCGTCAGGATCAAGCACGACAAATGATAAATATGTAGTTTATAACTACGAGCAACAGGTTTGGTATTATGGTACACTTGCAAGAAGCTTTTGGATGGATCGTGGTATCTTCGAAAATCCTATTGCAGCAGGGCCAAACAACTATTTATATACTCAAGAATCTGGATTTGATGACGATGGGTCTGCACTTACTGCGTATATTGAATCGAGCCAAATGGACCTGGGAGACGGAGATCAGTTTTCTTTCATTCGTCGCATAATACCAGACTTAACATTTCGAGGATCGACAGCAGGCAGCCCTGTTGCAAATATAACAGTAAAAACGCGTAATTTTCCCGGAGGCAATTATCTTCAGTCCACTTCAAGTGCAGTTACAAAAACTGCCTCTGCTCCTGTTGAACAGTTTACAGATCAAGTCAATTTGCGTTTACGAGGTAGAAGTTTTGCAGTCAGAGTTGAGTCCACGGCAACAGGTGTCGGTTGGCGACTTGGCTCTCCACGGTTGGACATACGGCCTGATGGGAGGAAATAGTGTCACGAAACCTAATCCTTCCGTTCTTCGCGGTCCCGCCAACGCAATACGATCAACAATACTTTGCAAACCTAACGCGAAGTTTTGCTGTATATATGGAGCAGCAACAGAACCCAGGCGAAGAAAGGGCAACAAGACTTACCTTAACTGATTTACAGGAGGACGATTCAGGTTTAGAAAATGGAGCATTGTTTCAACAGGATGGTTTTGTTAAGATAACATTAATTAATAAACCGCATGTTCGTGGTTCTGGGGCGACAGGTGCGGTAGGAACAGTAACGGTGACAACGACATGAGTGATGACACAATTTTAATAATGTCAAACGGTTCTAAGTGGAAACCTGCGACAAGTTCTGATATAGTGCATTGTGTACACTGTGATAATGCAGTTGACACCCCCGCAGAGGTCGCGAGTTACCCAGATGGTAATTGCCCAGATTGTGGTAGATCGTGGACAGGCGCAGAGCGACGCAGCACCTCTATAACCGTGACTGCCCCCGAAGCGATCTCAGGAGAAGCCTAATGCAGTATGAAACAATAACAATGCCAGACGCGGGTATCGGTTCGTTTCTTACTTCCAATATAGACGAGATTGATGACAACATCCTGATGTTTGGTAACGCAGGCGGCATCAACTCTATGAAAGAAGTGGCAGATCGCATGGCTAAGATGGGCCGTGAAGGAGACACGTTTGTTGTACACGCTTCAGAAAAAGAGGTCATGGTGCCTCGAGAGGTTGCAGAAAACAATCCACAGCTTGTGGCAGAAATAAAAGATGCTATTGCAGCAGAGGGCGCGGACCCCGAAGCATACGTCGTGGGTTCTGCTAGTAATTCAATAAACCCTATGACGGGGCAGCGTGAGTTTTTTCTTAAAAAGTTAGTAAAAGGCATCAAGAAAGTATTTAAAAAAGCGGCAAAAATTATTATTCCTGTCGGTCTTAATTATTTTTTTCCGGGTATGGGTGCCATAGCATCCGGTGCGATAGGTGCAGGTATTGGAGGTTTAATTCAGGGCGAAAGTTTTGGAGATGCATTAAAAAGCGCCGCCCTTGGGGGCATAACTGCGGGTATAGCCTCTGGCGTTTCAGGCGCTTTAGGTTCGATTGGAACAGAGCAAACACTTGGTCAAGGCTTTATGACAGGTCTTAAAGGCGCTTTACCTTCTCAAGATGTGTCCTTTTTTACAAGTCGTTTTAACATGGAAAACGCCCCAGGTTTTCTTGATCCATTAGGCACAGGTCGTGCGATGGACGCAGGTTTTGAACCACTAATGCCTAAAGCAGCGGCAGAACCTTTTGATCTAAGAGCAGAATACCTGAAAAACGTAGATGCGGGCATCCCTTCAACAGAAGCAATGGGATTAGCTCTAAATTCTCAGAACATTGCAAATGCGGCAGCAGCAGGTTCTGGGTTCTCTTTAAAAAATGCAGCGTTGTATGGAGGTATTGGATTAGCTGCGGCAGATGCAGCAGGACTTCTTGATCCAATTCCTGCTGAAGAAATAGATTTAAGTGACATGAATGTTGATTTAGCGGACACTGCGGAAGATCGTTTAGCGGACGATCCAGATAAATACTCCGTTGGCACACCCGAGTCTACAAATTACGTCACGCCTGTGCAGGCAATATATTCAGGTCAACCGATAACAACGGCATCTTATCAACCCACATTAGGAACATACAATCCTATCGTTCCCTCAACAACTTACGCAAATATGGTTCCAACGGGGGCAGGCACGGTTGACATGATGGGCACTATGGTTCCTAGTAGCGGGGGTGTTTCAACGTATGTCCCGCCCGCTCCTGTTGAAGTACCAGATTTTCAACCGCCGATTTACGCATTTGATCAAAGGGGTAACCCAATCTTTACACCAATGTATGATGTACCCATCATACCTTCGATGCAACAAGAGCCTGTCGCTGCTGCAAGGGGTGGCGCGATGAACTTTCCACGGCGCACGGGCCAGATAGAGGGTCCGGGGACCGAAACTTCTGATGACATACCTGCA